TATGGGCAGGCGTACCCGGCGGGCCGATCTGGTCGAGGCGGAAGCCGCGACGCAGCAGGCGCAGGCGGAGCCAACCCCACAGTTCCAGCCAGAACAGGAGGTGACCGATGCCGCAGCAGAAGATGCCGCGCCAGACGCTCACTTCTGATGAACTGGCCGACCGCTGGTGCGTCACCAGATCCACGGTCAGCCGATGGCGCATGACAGGCGAAGGCCCGCCCTACCTCAAACTGGGCAAGGGCGCCAAGAGTCGAGTGGTCTACCTGTTGCGCGACATCGAAGCCTACGAAACGAAGTACCGCGTAGGACAATGAACAAAACCCCCCGGTCATAAGCCGGGGGGTTTTCGTTTGGTGTCGCTGTTGCGCTGGTCAGAACTGCTTCTTGCTGCGCAGCCAGTAGCCAGCGCCCACGCCGACCGCGAAGGTCATGCAAGCGAACGACAGCGAACCAAGGAACGATGAGAAATCACCGAGGATGTACATCGTGCGTGTCCTTTGTGGCAGAGGTCTGGCCCTGTTGTCTGCGCCACGCCAGATCAAACAGGGGCGAAGAACTGCGGCGAGCCGCTACGAATTCCCGAATGTCCTCCGGTTTGTTTGGATCAATCACATCGCGCAACAACCGGGCCTCCCTTTCAATTGGCGCAGGGATGTAGCCAATCAAAACCTTGATCATTTTGCCCAGCCCGGTTTGCCACAGCATCACGCAAATCGCGATGGCAATTCCAGCCCACGCGATATACATGATCATGCTCATCCACGCGGGGGTTTTCGCTTCCACTTCCGGCAATGTCTCATGGATTTCCGCCGCGAGGTCTTCGATCCGATCGGCGCTGTGAACAACCGTCGTGTCGTTGATAGCGCGCCCGTAAGCGGCAAGTGCCGACGCTTCTGTGCGGATCGCATTTGTGCTATGAGCGATTCGCGCAACAGGGTTGCAGCCAGCAGCCACAGCACATACCACGATGGCGGCTGCCGTTCGCCCAATCATCTGCTTTCCTGTTGATGATCCAACCGCGCAGATAGCGCAGCCAGCGCGGCCTCAACCTTTTCAAAACCGGATCGCATGTCATCCTTCAGTTCCCGCACGGCGTCGCGGAAGTCATCACGCCGTACATAGATCGAAGGAATGTCGCGTTCAATCTGGCGGATGTCGCGCTTGAGATCGCTGACCGCATCCCACAACACTTTCAGCACCCAGCCCGTGGCTGCGCCTGCGACGCCGAACACCCAGTTCAAAATGGTCTGATCCATGTTCATGCTCTGACGCTTCCCACAAAGGTGAATCCGACATACACGCTATCGAAGTATTCGCCCCCCTTGACGCCGATAGTGTAAAGCGCAGAGTCAGCCTCAAATCCAATGTCTTCGCTGGTTTTTGTCCAGATGTCTACGTCTTGATACGACACGCCATTGTCTACCGATCGTTGCACCGTGACTGTCGTGCCTCCCAATGATCCCACCGCACCGTCAGCGCGTCGAATGGTCACCGTAAACCATCCGATGATGACAATCGGCGTAGTCCATTGATTGGGTCCGGTGACGGTTCGCGCAGATTGCAGCGGCATTATCGATGCTCCTCAATCCATGCCTGACCGCTGTTGGCAGATGCGGCAAATGTCATCAGGTTTTCGTTTGGATACATGCGCACCAAAATGCGAATGTGTTCCACAAGGCGTTCCATCACAGACACCAATGGTTCTGGAATCATGGCGTCAGATACAAACGTCCCATCGCAAATCGCATCGATCTGCTTGGCGACATCTTGCAATCCATTGAGATATTCAACTGGAATACTCATGTCAGTAGGACGGATACCACTTTGCCGTTCCCGCGTCATAGGTCATTATGAGCGCCCTGCTGACAACTGCGGTGCTGGCAAGGGCAATGTTGCCTGTCGTTCCCGTAGTCCACAAACCTGTTGGGATGAGTGTGATCTGCCCGCCAGTTCCCGTGATCAGCGTCGGAGCGGTGATCGTGTTGATCTGCGTCGTGCCAGAAATGAACACTACCGATGTGGTCGGAGCAATCGTCGCGGCGCTGGCAATCGTCGGCGCCACCTGTCCAGTCGAAGCCACGCCATAGATTCGCGTAGCGGTTGTTGCCGTCGTTCCAATCGTGGTCGTGTTGCTGCCCAGACCAAGCGGATTGTTTCCGCCGATCACCACCTCGTTTGTAACGCTATCGCCGCTCGCTCGTGCCGAACCACCGATGTACACATTCCAGTCACCGGGCAAAGTGTTGTTCGTGTTGGACGCCGTCTTATACGCGCCCGCTAGATAGCCAATGGCTGTGTTCTGCGAACCGGTTGTGGCATACCGCAAGGCCAGTTGTCCCACGCCGGTGTTGTTGCTGGTTGTAGTGATCGCATACAACGCTTCCGTTCCACATGCGGTGTTCTGCGCCCCGGTTGTCAATCCGTATAGAGCATTGATTCCAAATGCGGAGTTGTAACTGCCGCTGGTAATCGCCACCATTGAGTTGTAGCCAAGGCTGGTGTTCGCCTGTGCCGTAACCGACGCGCTTCCGAACTGCGACTGATATCCAATTGCCGTGCTAAACGCACATGTCGTAGCCCTGTATAAGGCGCTGGTACCAATTGCTACATTCCCGTTGCCGCTGCTGGTCTTGGCCTGCAACGCATTGACGCCAATAGCCACATTGTCGCTGACCGTAGTCGCAACCTTCAGCGCATTTGTTCCAATCGCCAAATTGCTGGCTCCGGTATTGATCGCGGTCGCGGCATCCAAGCCAATCGCCACATTGTTCGTCCCGGTCGTGTTCGCATCCAGCGCGTTGGAGCCAATCGCAACAAGACCACTTGCCGTGTTCAGAAGCAACGCCTGATATCCAATGCCAACACAGTCACTTGTCGTTGTGACAGCACCGACAGCATTGGTTCCGATTCCAATGTTTCGATCCCCTGATGTAATCGCATCTCCGGCCTGCGCTCCAACAAGGACATTGTCTTGTGCAGTAAGCGACAGCGTTGCTCCCGCAACATCTCCAATAGCAATGTTGTTGAGTTGCGTGCCCTTGCTTGCTAATCCATTGATTGGATCAACAAACCCGTTTAGGGTAATCGCGCCCACATTGTTGTCAACAATAATTCCGATGCCGTTGAACGCGCCATTTACATCACCAATCGAAACCACTTGATTGGACGAATCAAAAGTTATTGCAGCGCCAGCGTCTGGGTTGCCAATTGTTCCGCTTGTAATGTTGATGTTCGTGGCGTTCGTAGTGCCGACAATCGTTGCCGACCCATCCACAGTCAAATCGCCCTGCACTTCCACATTCTGGAATGCCGGGTTCCGACCAAAGATGCCTCCGTGCGAACGGATCATCTGATTACCGCAAAATTCAATTGCGTAAAATCGGACAATGCCTCATTGGATGCGCGACGAACATTGATAAAGGCAACATTTGCGGTGTTTCCCAAACCGATCGATGATTGCGTTTGCAACACATATGCTGCCGTTGTTGAATTTGTTGTATCAGATGCGTTGCCAGTAACAATGTACTGATTGTCTGGAAATAACACATCAACAACCCTAAAATTGATCAACAACTGCCCAGCAGTATTTGCACGCCGAACAATGGAATGAATTCCATAACTTCTTCGTATTGCATATTGTCCAAACGCAACTGTACTGTTCGACAAAGCACCAGTTGCACCGGGAGTTGTGATAGTAAATGTCGATACATCGGTAACAGTAACTTGATAACTATTTACGGTTGGTTCAATTTGGCCCGCGGTGAATGTAGAAACATATTGTCCGGTTGCAAGGCCGTGAAGAGAACAATTGATTGTGCAAGTTGTTGATCCGGCAGTTCTAGTTGCAGTTGCCGCATTCCATCCGCCGCTTGTAACTTGCGCAAAACTTCCAGCATTTGCCCATGCTCTTACGGGAATTAGCATTGAGCGCGTACCAAAACCCTGATCGCCATATACATATCCGCCAAACAGCACCGTGTTGTTTGCACCAACAGTAATATAGTTTGCTGCTTGACCAATGTTGATGTTGGCAACATTGGTATTGAAGATGTTTGCTGTTCCGGTTTCGGTAGTGGTGATATCCGCTCCATTGACGGCAAGGTCACCAGTCAGCGTTGTGTTTCCAGTAACTGCCAGCGTGCCGGACAGCGTGGAATTCCCAGTAACACCAAGCGTGCCGCCAACGGTTGTGTTTCCCGTGACAGCAAGTGTTCCGCCTAGCGTGCTGTTTCCAGTGACGCCAAGCGTGCCCGGAATCGTTGTGTTGGCCGAATACGTCGTGATGGTATTGACCGTGCCGCCGGAAATGGTCACGTTCCCGTGACTGTAGAACGTGCCTGTTACCGTGCCAGAAATCACATAGGTTCCTGCCGGAATGAACACAGCGGCTGGGGTACTGGCCGTCCAAGCCGCATTGAACGCGGCGGTATCGTTCGCGACTCCGTTGCCAATCGCGCCAAAGTCTTTGACGCTTACCGGGAGGTCGCGAAGTTTGGTAAGAACGGTTCGAGTAGATGAAGTGCTGGCAGTCGGCCTATAGCCAACCAGACTTGCACCTGCGGACACGACTGTATTGTTCGCAAGATCAGTACGCAGCGCCGTGTCGTTTCCAGTTCCAGTCGAAACCGTTGGCACCCCGTTGGTGTCGAATGTGAGGAATTTGCCAGCACGCGCAGCCGTTGCTGGAATGGTCATGTCAATCGAACCATCAACCAGCGGAGCCACCAGCGTCCTGTCGGTTGCCTGTTCCAATTGCTGAATCTGAATCGTTGCGCGATCCAGCGAATCAGTAATCACTTCTGGATAGAACCCGCCCTGATTCGTCAGATCAGTTGGCTGAAGATTCTGAATCGCAGACGAAATGGTCAGCGTGTATGTGGATGCAAGCGCCCCCGCAACCAATGTGATTGATCCGCCCGGGTTCGGTGAATTCTGATTCGCATTCAGCGTCACTGTGTAATCGGTGTTGAGGAGCAGAACGGTTTGTGTTCCCGTGCTGATTTCATTTCGCACAACCAATAGGTCTGCTGCCGCAAATACCTTGAACGAAAACGCAAATGTTGCGGCGCTTCCATTGCCTGTGTATTGAACAACGCGCGTCGTGCTGCTGATGGTCATGCTGATCTCCGTTTCAAATTGAAAGAGTGCTGATTTCTTGTATGGATACCGGAACTACTTGTTGCTGCGCACGCCCGCAAATACGGCCAACGGATTCTTGGTTTTGCCTTCAATCATGGCTTCAACGCCATCGATCGTGCGATTGATTTGCACCGATGGAATGCCCGTGTAATCGCCAAGCACATCGATTGCCGACTTGCGGAACGCGCGATCCAGTTTCATTTGCCATGACTGCTGGCCCAACTTGATGAGATCGGAAATTTGCCTCAATCCGGTTGGGCCTTGATATCCGAAACTCTTGCCGCCGCTAATAACCTTGAGCGCCTCGTTGAATTCGCGCACATAGATCATGGTGCCAAGCAGATACCCCATCTCGTCTTCGGCCAACCTGCGCGCCAACTTCTTCCAGTACTTCTCATCGTCATCTCCACCGCTTGGCGTAAGTGCATCGCGAAGCATGCGATTGAGAACAACCGGAACAACCAGAAGCATGACCATGTCAGCGGCCTTCTTGCCCATGGTTTGCGGAGTCATGGCCGATGTTGCCACTTGGTTGTACACCGTGTTCATGTAGTCATAGAACACCGTGAACATTTTTTGCGCAGCCGTTCCGCGCTGCCACTCGCTCATGTCCTTGACCATGCCGCTGCCTTGCGAATCAATCACGGCCTGATCCGCCATCAGCACGGCATCCTCTTCGGTGTTGCCTTCAGACAACGCCTTCTCATATGCGCCCATCCATGTGGGAACATCCACAATGCGCTGCATTCTGGCAGTCAGGAAATACACGCCAGACTTCCATCCGCGTTCCATGGCCGATTGGCCGCGCACGATGTTTTTCAACTCGTTCAGTTCGCGGAACTGGGTGCGAGCGCGATTGCGCATGAACTCCGATTGATGTTGCACCATTCGGATTGCCTTGGCGGGGTTCTGCATGAATGCCCCAACACCTCGGCCAATCCACTTGGGACCAACGCGAACGATTGAGTTTGCGAATCCCGTGACCTGCGATGCGACATTCAGCAACTGATAGCCAAGCGCGGCTGCGGAAGTGTTCTGTCGCAGCGCCATCAGGAATTTGTCGGAATTGGTGCTTGGAATTCGCTCGCCTGCAGCAACCGCCTTGGCAAACTTGTCCAGCACCATCATAAATTCCTGCCCCCACGATTCGCGCACAGCCCTGTCAAACTTCTTGTCGCGAAGAAGTCGCTGCAAATCGATCAGGTATTCGTGCCAACACAGATCGTGGATGACATCGTTCATGCCAGAAAACAGCACATCCAAACTCAATGACAGCGGCCCGACATGCGGTTCTTCTGCGCGGTTCTTCACAAACGATCTGTGCGTAGTGCTGGAAATGCGAGCGGCGTCTAAATCGCGCTTTGCGGCTTCCTCTTCGCTGATCTGCTGACCGCCGCGCGTGGCGCGGTAGTCATACTTCGCGGGGTAATAGCCGCCAGCAAGAGTGAGCGTTTCGCCATCCGCCGTTTGCACCGTCAACGGTTGTGGTTCAACCCACCTTGGTTCCTTGCCGTACAGGCGACGCTCTTTTTCCGCAATCAACGGTTTGTATGTGTTGATTTCATCCCACACCTTCTGCACCGCGCGCCATTCTTCTGCGGTCAGCGACTGAAGAATTGGTTGGATCTGTTCCATCGACCAATTCTCGCCATCCAGCAGGCGCTGGATGTTGCCAGCGTTGCCCATGTTTAGGGCAATCGCAATTCGCTGCGCTCGCGTCATCGATCGATCAATTGATGCGAAATGGATTCCGGCGCCTTCCATTCGTCCGCCAGCAAATATGGGCGCCATGATGTCCATAAATGATGTGGTTGCGCGCGCCTTCATGGTGGTTTCCCGATCGGCACACATATTTGCTGGCTTCATCACCAATTGCCACATCGGTCCACCGTCCTTGCCGCCATCCATGATTCGCACGACAGAAGCAGCCTTTAGACCTTCCGCAAAGAATCCGCGCATCCATTGAATGCGGCGTTCCTTCTTGTTCTTGGCCTCGCGCTCAATACGCACACGATCTTTGACGATTGTGCGAATGCTCAAGATGGCGCCATCGCGCTCTGTTTCAAACTGCGCGCGACGCTGCATCGCCATGATCTTGCGAGCATTCTTGCCCACATGCTCAACCTGCTTGACGGCATCCATCACTTCGCGGAACTCGGACACCGTCATTTCGCGGAACGGCTTTGCGCGACTGATCAAGTCTGGATCGATGTCGGGAACAATTCCGTCTTTTGCAAGGCTGTCCAGCCATGCGCGAAGCGTGGCCTTCAAATCCATCTGCTTCTGCGTCAGAGGCCGCAGGTCAAACGCGGACAGGATCGCCTCAATTTGATCTGCTGCCTCGGCGCCCATGCGCTTGCGGTTGCCATCCGACAGCACGTCCCGCAAATACCGAACACCCTTCTTGATTTCGTTCAAAGCCTCCAGCGCCTGCGACGCCATCTGGTTCTGAACCATCTGGGTACGCTTGGCCCGGATAATGACCTCCGCAGGGTCGCCGTCCGGGTATTTGGCTCGATACGCCGCCTCCCGCTCCGCGACGCGCTGGCGGGCCTCCTCGGCCTTCTGGGAGGCTTGTGCCTCTGCCTCGGACATTGGCATTCCCGCAGCCACCGATCCAGCCAGATCGGTCATAGCGCGCGTATACGCCGCCTGCGCCGCCTGCTCCGGGCTTTGGCGCGCCGCGTAGGCAGACTCGGCCTCGCGAGCCGCCTTGGCCTCTGCCGCCGTGTAATCGCCGGGACGCAAATCCCGGATACGCTTCTCCGCAATTGCGGCCCGGGCCACAGACCGTGCTGCCGCCAGCATCACCCGCACGGGCGCCTTGATCTTGGCAAGGAACCGCAATTCGACCGCTACGAACCGCGAGCGAGCCGCATTGTGGATCGCCATGTCCACCGCCGCCTCGCGAGCCTGCGGGCTGTCAATGTCGCCGTATCGCCGTTCCATCTCGGCGTCAGTCTGGGCAGCGATCTCTTCACGCATCGGCTTGGCATTGACCAGCGCGCGCAGCAATTCGTGGCCGCTGCTGAATCCGAATCGCTCGGCAACCACGTCTGGGTGCTGGCCCTCACTCGCCGTGGCCCATCGCGGAATGCGAAGCGGATCGATGTAGGTGTCTGCCATCCGAAGTTCTGAAGTGCCAGCGACCGAAACAGATCGGTTCGCCGCGTTCAGCACCTCGTCCACACCGCTGCCGCTCAACTTGTAACCCGCGTCAGCCTTGGCAATCTTGCCGTCGCCGTCCTCGTACTCACCACGACGCAGGTATCGAATCGCCCGGTAGATCGGAGATTTCGCAACCTTGTCGCGAATCTCGTCACGCACCTCACGACGCCGATCATCCTGCTGCGACTGCAATTCGCGCAACACACGCTCGCGCGCACCAGAAACCCATCCCATCGTCTGCATGCTTTCGGCTCGAAGCCTGTTCTTTGCCTCGCGCGTGGCCGCACGATCCATGTCCTGATATGCCAGCCACTCCTCTTCCGACATGCCCTGCGCCAGCGCCTCTTCCCGTGTCTGGAACACAGCCCGCATGCTGCGGATGGCTTCGGCGCGCTCAATCTGCGCATCCGTTGCAAGCATGCGATCCATGACTTGCCGCACTTCGCCCGTCAGAATTGGCAGATCGCGACCGAACTGCGCACGGTAGATCGCATTCAGATCATCTCGGATGCTCACATAAATTCGCTTGAGCCACATCGCGAACTGCTCAAACGCCGTTTCCATCTCTGGGCTGGGCGCGCGACCTTCCGACAGGTAGATCTCAAAGTTGTACGCGAACTGTTCGTGGTATTCGCGCTGCTCATCCAACGACATTGCCGACCAGTTCGCAATCCGCTCCTCTTCGTTACTGCCAGCAATTCCAAACCATCGAAGCAGCGTGTCGAATTCAGAACGCATTTCCGGCGATGCGCTTGGGCCACCCGAAATATTGCCCATCACCGTCAGGAAATAATGCGCGCTCTCATGCAAGAACGTGGATCGATCCGCCGCCTTTCCAAGCGTCATCAGCAATTTGGACGGATCAAGTGTTCCGCGCGGCCCCGGCGCCGGAGTCGGACTTGGCATCGCCTGAAACAGCGGGAATCCACCCTCTGCCTTTGCTCGCGATTCCGGCGTCAATTCTAGCGTGATACCACCCAAGGTAGGCATCTGTGTGGGCCACATCGCAGCAATCTGCTTGACGATTCTTTCCGATCCCTTGCCTGCCCCGATTGTGACTCCGACATCAGGTTGAACTTCTTGATAGATCCGCATTGCGTCGAACAACAGTTGTTCGCTGACATTGGGATCAAGAACCTGCTCCCCAACCCACAGGTTGACCTTATTTACCCACGCCTGCAACGACTCGCGCATGTTGTCGATGTTGAATTCAACACGCTCCCCCAGCATGTCGAACAAATCTTCTTGGAACGTCGCGGTTGGGCCAGCCTGCAAAATGTCGGCAAAGGTGGCGATCTTCGCCGTTTCAATCCGCGCGCCGATCTTCTTCGCCAACTTGCCAAGCGTCGTGCGCAGCATCGCAGGCTTGCCCGTGTTGACATTGTTGCCGTTGGCGTCGCCATAGAATCCCTCAAAACCTTCGCGTCGCGGTCGCATCACGCCAGTCGAATTGGCCTGCATGCGATCCCACAACTTCGATGCCATGGCTTCGGCCTGCGCGGAAGTCTTGTTGTTGAATGTTTCGTCGCGCAATTCCGGCGCAATCGCCTGAATGAAAGCATTGCGATCGTTTGGAATTTCGTATTCCGTGTTGTTCGCAAGCCCGCGCCGAATCGCTTCTTCTTCCAGATTGATTCCGGCAGCGCGGCCATCAACCTGCGACTGAATGCGAATCGACCAGTTGCCGCGCTCATTCAAGTTCCACAGGATCTGCTGCGAACCCCATCGCTTGGTGTGAACCGTGTCTGGGCTGAACATCACGGTGTCGATGCCATTTGCCATGGCCTCCAGCACCACTTGCTTCAGCGCCAACGTCAGCCATGCTTCGGTCGAACCGACAAATGGCGCATCTGGGTAATTGGGCGCATCCAAAATTGATTGCAAGTTCAGTACGCGATTGTCGGCTTCTGTCGTGCGTTCGCGCGCCGCAAGCATTTGCGTGACCGTGTCAACAAAATCTGGCGCCGATATCAAAACGCCATCGCGCACATATTGCATCAAAATTTCGCGTTGCTTTGCAGAAGATTCGTCCCGTGCAATCATGTAAGACACACGGTTTTTTCTGCGCAATTCTTCTAGCAGCGCAAATTTTTGATCCCCATATTTGACATTCAATTTGTCGCGATTGTCGCGCTCATTGTCGTAGTCAATTAACGCTTGTCTGAACTGCCGCGTCAATTCTTGGCGCTGCTCCGCTGACATGCGCTCCGTGCCGCGAATGTCCTGACCCCAATCGCTCTGCACCTCTTCAATGAACATCACGCGCTTGCCGTTGGCATCGATGCGCTCCGTAGAACGCACATGCACCACAACATTTTCTTCATCCCAATGCTTGCCAACATACTGATCGGACGTGGCGGGGCCGTAACGCGGGATGGTCACCAGCGTTTCGCGGTAATTCTTGGCATCGCCATCAACCCTATAGCCGTCATATCGCGGTAACTCTGGAATTTCTGGACGCTCGAACGATGCTCTATACAAATATGTCGCAACGCTATATGCATTTTGACTAACTCCGGTACTAACAAATGTTTTGTCCAATGCGGCTTGTACGGTATCGCGAAGAACGCTTACCGCCTCGTTGTCCGCGCGCAGCATTTCTTCGAACATGCTGCCCATCTGCACATTGCTTGTGTTTGCCCAGCGCGGATACGCCTGCCGCATCTGATTTGCGCGGCTACGCATTTCGTCCAGCGCCGACTTGACCTCGGGCGTCAAATTTCCGGCCTCATCCAAATCGCGCTCGATGTTGGCAAGCGCCTTCTCAAACTGGAAGTATTCGTAGTTGGTCTTGCTCACGCGTTCGCGCGTAAGAACCCGAACCTGAACACCATTCCCCTCCAAATACTCCAACATCTGGGCGCGAGTGAGTTTGTCGCCAGAATGACCATCCAGCCATTCCAGCAAACCACTCCATTCCAGTTCTTCTTTCTTGACCAGTCCCTTGTTGACCAGCCCCTGAATGCGCTGCTTCCAGCCATCTGTTGCCAGCGACTCGGCATCGATGCCTGCAATCCCCTGCTCAAGTGCAGAGTAGAACTGCGCTTTCTGAATCTGTGCCTGCTCAAATACCTGCGGCGTCAGGGCCGCAGCCCGTGGCGCGCCAGCACCCATGGCCGCGCGTCCCTCGCGTTGCATCCGCCTTGCAATGCGCTCCTGCTCCTTGGCCTGCAATTCCAAAGCATTGTCATATGACGTGGCAACGGCTCCCGTTTCGCCCTGTTCATGGCGTTCAAATGAGTTGGGGTCGTATGCCATAAACACCACATCTGGCTCGCCATTGTTGAACTTCCCGAACGTGGCCTTGTCCCAGTCCGCCGGACGCTGCGACTCGTCCCACTTGAGTCGCGACACGACCTTGAAACCATGCGCTGCGTAGAACGCTGGCAGGATGGTTTCAAATGCATCGCCCTTCGTGGCACCTGCGGCAACTCCCATTTCCACCACGGCGCGCCCCATGTTGCTGCCCGGTGTGCTGAAGACAGACACCATGTCTCCATCTGGCTTGACCGCAACACCCGCGTTCCCATCTTCTGACAGGAACAATCGCATACCAGCGTATTCCTCTGCGGAATACACATACACCGCTGCCCCGAATTTGTTCTGGCTCTTGCTGGCTTGAATGCGCGCTTGGAACGCGCGCCCGCTATCAAGCGATGGCTCCAGTTCCACAAACGTCGGCGCAACGACGCCATTGGCGCCATACACGCGTTTCAGCGCCTTGCCCGGTTTCCATTCCGCGATGTACTTGACGCCAAGTTTCTTCAGAACCCGAACTGCTCGGCCATCTCGGTCGCTTCTGGCCCGATAAGACCAATTGCCTGTCGTATCTGATCGGCGTTCGATCCTAATTCTGCGGGTCGCAACTGTGCCGACGAACTGTCGCTTTTCTGATTCAGAGAATCCCGCAGGCGCTGCGCGCTTCCCTTCAGATTCAAACGTCGATTCCGCATCGCCAAATTGAATTCCTGCTGCTCGGTCACGCTGTTGCTCCTTGTTGAGTGCTTCGGAAATCTTGGCGTTGCTGACCTTCTTTGCCTTGGCAACTGCAACCGCAGCGTTGGCGTAGTCCGGCGCCTCTTCGTCAGTATAGCCTTCGATTTCGTCCTCTGTAACATCTTCCTTCGCGTTTTCGTACAGGCGCTTCTCGGCATACCACAGCGCCGCCTGCAAATCTGCCATCGTCAGATCCGCGTATTCCGGAATCTGCTGAAGTTCGGCAAGGATTTGCGAAAACACGTCACGGATAAAAGTGCGCTCGCCGGGGCCAGAAGGCGCTTCCTTTTGACCGTCCAGATATTTCGCCAGTCCGTTGCCAGACTTGCGGAACTCTTGCGTTGCATCAATCAGATTCAGGCTATCGCGCTTGGTCTTGTTTGCTGATGCTTCCTGAATCGCAACGGCAACCTGATCCGCATCCGCCGTCGCCACATCGATGCCAACAATCTGGCTCAACTGTGACAGTTGCTTTGGCGTCATGGATGCGATCGACTTGGACAATCGCGCCCGCGCATCGGCGGTATGCGTCGGCTGATCCTTGATGAGCGTTCCCGTCCATCGGCCCCACGTTCGGATCAGCCAGCGATCCATCGTCAGGCTGCTGAAGTTGCCATACAGGTTGCTAAAGAACCCGTTGCCAATCTTCGGCCCAAGAATCGCAGAGCCACGCACCACCGTTGCGACATGCTCGCCACCCGGCTTCAGATCCTTGGAGATTGCGGCAATCTCTCCAACGGTGAAGTTGGTCTGCATGAATCGGCGCAGATCATCAATTCCCCATTCCTGCACCAACTCATTGAACAGCCCCAACGAATTGTTGATGGCCTCGCCTGCCGTGCCGATTCCCACATCGGTGGGCATCACGCCCTTCTTCTTGTACTGCCGATACGCCTGCTCGGCCAGTTCAAAGTTCTTGTCCACCTTCAGGCCGTTTGACGTGACCGCCAGCGCCCACACAAATGCAAATCGCGCATTCTCGTCAGTCGCGATCTCTGGGTGAACCAGCGCCATCACGGCCAAAGCCTGTCGCGTCTTGATGTCGTACCAGCCCACGGCATTGGCGTTCTGCTTCAGCGCGGTCTTTGCATCGCGAACGCCCACACGCACCAGATACCGAATGGTTTCCGGCGATGGCGATGCCAGATCGATTCCGGCCTTGCGGGCCTCTGCCAGCAAGCCGCTTTGCAGCGCCGCCTTCAGATCGCGACCACGATCCCACACCCGGCTGGACGCCAACTTGTTGGCGTTGTCCAGCGCAGCCAATTCGTCCACCTGCTCTGGAACCGGAGGCTGTTCCGTAGGCGCGACATCGTCGCCCTTGGCATCTTCTGCGGCGTCTTCAATAGCCGCCTGTTCAAGGATGTTGCCAGTCTCTGGAGAGTAGGTGCCGCGATTGAAAACGGATTTGATTTGCGTCGGATCGAACGCAACAAAATACCGCGTGTCTTCAGGCCCAGACACATTGCGTACTTCAACACCATCAAATCCGGCATCACGCAAAACGCGCTGCACTTTTTCGTTTGATGATGCCGCACTAACCCGAACGCCTGTTTCGCGACTTACCGCTTCCAGAAACGATTCGCCGTTGTTGTTGCGTTCGTCATATACAAACGGATTCTTCAACGACACATACACAGGAATGGTTCTTGCGCCCGTTTGTTCTCCGGCATATGTGGCAGCGGCTTGTGGCGTATTGGTTAGATAAACGCCTTTGCCATAAATGCCGGATGGGCCAACCTGAAATTCCGCAAAGTCTTGTGCTGCACTTGTGCCGTGATACACCACCAACGGCTTGCCTTCCGCATCGACCACCTTGCTCTCGCCAAACCACGACTTGAACTCTGGCGTTTCGGTGCGCTGGCGACCAGCCTGATCAAACTGACCTTCCGCAGCAGGCGTCGGCTCCACCTGCGATACGGCCCCCATGATCTGCAACCGATGTTCATCGAAGAACTGTTCTGGCGTCTTCTTGGAACGCGCAGCCATGACCGATACGAAGTCGCGCACCACCGTTGCGCTGCTGGCCGCATCCGACGATGAGTACTGCCCAGTCGCAATCAATTGCGCCTTGACGCCGTCCTCAACCTTGTGCGCCGATTCGATGAACGACTGATCCGCGCTGCGCTTGGCATCCAGCAGATCCGATGCCTGTCGCTTGACAGAGTTGTTCAAAATGCTTTCTACGCGAGCCGCAACAGGAGCATCGGCAAAACTGATGGCGTCCGGCGACATGCGAACGTGCGGCATCAGCGCCTCGCCAAGCGGCGTACCAGCAAGATGTGACGCAAACCGCGATGTCTCAATCGTCACATCGCCATCCATCCCAACCGATTGCAGATTGGCAACCTGCTGCCGCAGACCCGGAACCAACTTGTCCACAGCCTCAACCGGAATGTTTGCTTGCTGCAACACGTTGGACATGGCCTGACCATCGATATAGATGGTCGAACCCGCCTTGCCATCAGCCTGCTCCGCAATCCAATCTTGGAACTTGTTCTGGTTCCGATCGCGAACCTTTGCGTTCAGCGCATTGTCGGAAATGGTCTGAATGAATTCCTGCGTTTGCTTGGCCTGCGCAACCTTGTGCTGGCTGTTGGCAATGACATGTGCCGCTGCCGGAACGCCGAAAATCCATGATCCCTGCGCGGTCTGCAAGAACGTGTCGATGAACTGCGATGCCTGTTTTGCAACCGTATCCGGCGCCTTCAACCTTTCCTGCTCTTCTTTTGTTTTGCCCAAGTTATACAGGGCGACTTCCGCTCCCCATGGAATGAGATCCTGAATGGGTTCGGTAATGGCTTCACCCAATGCCGATTCTGCGAGATGTTTTCCGGCCTCATATAGGCCGCGCGTAATCGTCGGCCTTGTCACCGCTTCCGCAATCAGCGCGCGCTTGCCCATGCGCTCTAAAAACTGATTCATTACGGTTTTTCTAATCGCTGCTCGCGATGCGCTTGTCACAAAACCAAACGCGCCAACATCCATTGCAGCAATCACACTTGACGAGCCACTCGCAATATAAAACGACTCGTTTCGCGAATATCCCTTGTTGCGCAAACCAAAGTAAATTTCTGCAAAGTTGGATTCATACGAATCCCTGTACATACCACCAGCACTTCCTAGGCGCGTTCCCAAACCAATCATTGCAGGAACCGTTGTTTCCATAAATGGCCCACCCAATACGCCAACTGCGCCACCAGCGATGCCGCCCAAAACAGCGCCCGTTCCCATTGCTGGAATGCTGGTGACAAACTGTGTCAACGCATAGGTTGGTTCTGCCACCGATCCGGTGGCTTGACCAAACATCTGACGTAATTTTTCCAGATTGTCATAGTCCTTCCGCAGCGTTGTTTCTTCATCATCGCTGATGCTGTTGAACGTTTGAATAATTGGCCGCGCCAATGCCTTGGCGTCGTGCTGCGTAAGCCCGCGAGTTACACCACTCAACGCTTGTTTCTTGACCCAATTGGGCATCACATAGTGATCGATTGCCCAATTGCCAGTTAGCGGCATTGCGCTCCAAAAGTCTTCCGACTTGGTCAGATTGTCGCGATCGTCCTGTGCGATGGCGGCGAAATCCGCGTCGCGCATCTTGTTTGCCAGCACAGGGAATCGCGCCGACAGATTCTGCTGGCGCCATTCTTCCATGCGTGTGCGGCGCCCAAGTTCTTCCATGTTGCGCAGCGCAATCGACGCCGGAACATTTGCCATCGCGGCAATCTTTTGCGCTTCTCCGGCCTTGTCTGGATCTTGCTGCACAGCAGCCGCAATGCCAGTCATCAACTGCGCGTTGTCATCCTTCGCAAACTTCTCCATCCATTGCTGCTTGGTGCTTTGCTGCGGCTCCGTTGGAGCAATCATGGATGTCGGCGCTTCAGCCTGCGGTGCCTCCTGCGGATTCTGCGAAGGCGCAAACTGATTCATCCTCTGATTGATGTCGAACTGTGACATTGGTTCTCCGGTGCGATTCAGCGACGAGGCTTGCCGTAATTCACCCACATCTGCGCAATGTATTCCGCCGTGGGATTCTGGTTGCGCATGCTGCCATAAGCCGTGGCTGCTTCCTTAAACTGCGGCGGGATCTCTGCAAGATTGATCCGCTCTTCCCCAACCATGACATATGCCTTTTCACGCTCCGCTGCCGTCATCATCAGCATCGACTTGCTGGTATCCGTAAACCATCCGGTGCCGCCGACGTATGCGTTGTCGATATAGGCTTTTTCAATTGCCGCGCGCTTGTCCTCTGGCGTCATTTTGCCGCCGCGACCAACCTGCTCGGCACGAATTCGCTTTTGAATCTCATTTCGCATACGCAACGCTTCGGCCTTTTGCGTTTTGCCATCCGGGTTTGAATATGCCGTCAGTTCATGCGAATTGAAGAAATCGGTGATGTCCTGCGCATCCATCACGTCCTGCTCGCGACCAAGAGCATTCTTCTGCTCATACACGCGCAACAGGTCTTCCTTCGTCATCTCGCTGGCATGCGCGACCAGATATTCGTCGCTGACGAATCCGCCATTCTTTGCGATGTCGAGGCGAACATCCAGACTAGTTTCCTTGCGACGCTCCTCAAGGATTTCCTTTTGGCGCTTGGCGGGCAGTTGCGACAGCAGGCGCGGATCCGGCGCATTGCCACGCAACATCTGTTGCGCCAACTGGGCCTCAATCCGCGCATTAGTCGCTGCCGTTGCGGCATGCATTTGCGCGTACTGTCGATCCATATTGGCAATTGTGGCATCGCGCAATTCTGGATCCGCAATGCCCTCTCGCGCAATTCGCGTCGCTTCACCTTGGTCTGCCGGAGGTGCTGACTTCATTTGCTTGCTACCGGGCGTAAGCGAATTGACCGTAGATGGATCGATACGTCTGCCATCTCGCTCAAGCGAGTATCCGAAATACCCATACTGATCCGACTCCACCTCTGGCATGGCAATCGCAGATCCGCGCTGCACATAGTCCCCAACATCCATGGATATGCGCGGATTGACGCCATAGAACTTCGCCACCGTGCCATCAGTCAGTTCGACGGCAATGATGCGACCGCGATTCGGATCGTCCTTCACGTCAATCACACGCCCATCGGTTGGCGCAACAATTGGAGTTCCGGCCAGCGTCTGGTACTTCCACGCGCCATCTTCGTCTCGGGAAATGGAACACGCGCCGTCAGCAGGCTGCACATAGTTGCCGCTCCCAGATGGCGTATTCAGATTTCCGAACTGCATGATGCTGTTTGCTAGTTCGCTTGCCTGTTGCGTCTTGCGCTGCGCAGTAAGGCGCGCAATCATCTGCTCGCCAGCCTTGACATCCAAGTTGCCAGCCTTGCGCTGCTGATTCACGAAATCCAGCGCGTCCTGAAAGTTGTTTTCTGATGACAACCGCTGTGCCACGCCCTCGGTGATGTCCGTCACCACCTTGCGCTCCATCGATTTCATCTGGTCAGAATTGACGGGAATTCCCAGCAGGGCGCCCAATCGATGCTGCTCGCGCAACGCCACCGCCACGTTCTCATGGAACGGCCCGGTTGCCACCTCATTCCCATCCGCATCTGTCGTGCGCATGTTTCGGAAGCGATACGAATCAATTGCCGCGCCGACATACGATTCCGTTCGGGCCGCCGAACCGTTGATCTCCCATTTGGTGACCTCTCGGTTGCGGTGATCCATCATCTGGCCGTCAAGCATTGCCAGATTGCGGGCCGCTGCCTGCCGGAACATGCGCTTCTGCGTTGGGTTTGCCAGACCGTCTTCGATGTTCTTGACTACTTCCCCCAGCGACGCGCGCGTCTGGTCAAGGCGCGTATCCGCATCTTTGCCCATGGCATTGAAATAGCCTTCAGGCCCGCGCAGAATTTGCTGATACCCCGCAAATGCTTTCGTATCGGCTTCCTTTGCCGCCGCCTCATTGATCTTGTCCTGAATGGTTGATCCGATTCGGAACATCACATTCCCGGCATCCGTCATCGCTGCGCCCATTTTGACTTGCTGCTCTGGAGCAAGGTTTTGCATGGGTTGCCCCGGCGTCGCTTCAAATGGAACAATTTGTCCTGCTCCAATATCGGAAACCTGCGGGACAAATGATGTTGGAACGGTAGGCATTATCCCATCCTCTTTTCCGATTGCGCTGCAATCAGTTCATTCATTCGCATTTGACTAGCCCAAGTACCACCTATGGATGCGGCGCTTCCCATGAGGCTAGAAAATGTTGCCGAGTATGGACTAATGGTTCCTGCGGTTGCATACAAATTATTGGCGCTAATGCCTTGCATCGTGGCTTGTGTCATGTAGCGCATTTGCTGCGATCTAATTGCTTCCGTTTGCCGAACTAAATTTGCATCCATAGTCAATCGATCAATCGTTGTTACCAAATCCATGCTTGCCATTACATCTGCCGCACTTCCAACTCCTGCTTGAACGCCGCGCGCAGCCATGCTTGCCTGCATCGATGCGCGCCGCTGTCCGGCTTCCATGGTGTACCTGCCAATTGCACGCTGTCCTGCCCTCGTTTCTTGCTGCGCTGCAAATTCTGCTTGACTTGCATTTAGAGCAGACATTCGCGCCGAAAACCGAAGGTTTTCCGCCTGCATCTTCAATTGATTTTGTTGGCTTTGTGCGGAGTAATACGCTCCGAGCGCGCCATTGACCGCACCAAATACCGACATTAATGCCCCGCCAGCCATCAGCGTTTCGCCGGATGTCATGCCTGACGGCGCTTTGGCATAAACACCAGAAAATTCTGCGGCTACATCTCCGTATGGCATATCAACCTCCCAATGCAATTTCTAGGGTCATGCTCACAATGGTGAGTGGAAGTGGATCGGATTGTCGAATGTATACCTGACCACTTGACGCCCACGATGGCGTCATCACAATCAGGATTTCGTCACTCTTAAGTTCTGGCGGGACTCCGTATGTCTCCGTTGTGCGCTGCTTGGCCTCTACAAGGTGATCGGAATCCGGTCCCACAAAGATGCCGCTGGACCTGTACACGCGCAGCCACGCCTTGTTGACATTCTTCATTCGGCCCTGACCAAATCCCTCAATGTTCAATGACACAGGCAGCGTTTGAAGATCCGCGTCATATTGCAATCCGACATGAACAACCGTTGCGGGACGATCCAGCGTCACCGTTCCACCTGAAACGACTCGCTGCGCCATGACCGCACCGTCCGCAAGAATGCTGACGGTCTTGCCTTCCAAATGCCCCAGCGATCCAACGGAATCGCGCGCCCACGCCCATGTCGCCGTCGCGGTGTTTCGTAATGAGGCCGGAATGGTCCCGTCTGGAACTGCCGTTGCAACGGTAGTTGATGTAAGCGATGCAATACGCAATCGATACTTGTTCCCCTGCGAATCTGTCAGAACTATGCAATCGCCAACATCTCCGGTCGCCGGATACGAAAACACTGGAGCGGATGCCGTCAGTGTAATCGTGTCATCCGTACCCCATGTGCTTCCGCCACTTGCGGTGATTGTTGTTGTTCCTGTGTTTGTTCCGTCAAATGTCAATCCACTGTCAACATAGAACGCATCCGACAACTGATCGAATTGTTGCGCACCCATCCGTTCTACATATCGCTTTGATTGCCCGTTGATAGTTCGCCGAATGATTGCGTAAACGTGATCTTCTTCACCCTCCGCAACACATGTAACGCTCTCAAATATTCCATCGGTGTCGTGCTGATGCCACGATCCAATTTGCTCTTCCGGGACATATGTCAGTCCAAGCAATTTGCCAACGCTGGAAACAAACCAGAGAATTGGATGTGGCGACTTTTGATACGCCATGTCCTCAATGTTGAACAGATCAAACAAGTGCGCGGCACGAAGCGAAAGATCGCCCGTAATAAATCCGTTTGCCTGCCACGAATATCCCAACTCACGCACATGACCACCACGTGCCGCACAATACACCAACGAATTGTTCACGATTGACGGCTGCACGTTGTTGGCACCAATGTATGACTGCGGTCGCACCGAAATGCTGGTCGGCGTCAAAGCATCGCTATTGACTGACGTGACTCGCCATTCGGCAGAATTGGTCAACAAAATCAATTGTGTCAGCGGTACAACATGCCTAATTGTGTTGGCTTCGCGCGCAGCAACTTCAAACGAGATTCGATCTGTGTCCTTGACCGGAATCGAATACGACATGTCACTTTGCGTACTTGATCGTGTCATCCACAACGTCTGTGGATTAACAGTGCTTCCAGCAAAAACTCTTCGCTGTTCAAAGTAAGACACGGCTCCGGGATATTCCAAGCCGGACAGCGTTGGCGTTCCAAAGGTTGCGCCAGATCCACCTCCATCATTGTCAACAGTCACAACTGGATTGGTGTATCCGCTACCCGGATTCACCACATTGACTCCCGTAATCACTCCATTCGTAATGATGGGTTCCAGTATCGCGCCCGTTCCGGTTGCATCAGTAACTTTCAGCGTTACAGACGCGGGGGTTCGCGGAACGATATTTGGCGTCAGCACCGCGCCACCAGCCCCCGCACCCGTGCTGTTTAGGTAAAACACTGGATTGGAATAGTTGTATCCAGATGTGACAACAGTTACTGCCAAAATTACACCGCCAACATTGTTAGTTACAGTAAATGTTGCACCGTATCCGGTTGGATCGGTAACTGTCAGCGTTGGACTTATATATCCGCTTCCGCCATTGGTAACTGCAATCGAACTGATCATTCCTCCAGTTCCCAAAGAGCCATACTTGGACCCGCCTGTTGTCACTGGAACACTTGTAATTCCCTGATACGCAAATGTAGTATCAAAGATTGGCGGCGTAATGCCCATATCGGGCGCGATGTTGTTGTCAATAAACGACAACGCTGCCGTCTGCCCAACATATCCATACAACCCAGATTGGCGCTTATAAACGTTGTATCGCGTCGCGCCAGACACTTGTGTCCAAGAAATCGTGTTGAACGAACCGTTGATATACAAATTGTTTGCGGCGCTTACCGCTGTCGATGGACCACTTTCCGATCCTTCAATGACAGCGGTAACAACATAATAGTTCACAATATCGGCAATTCGATTGCCGTATTGCGCTGATCCTCCAGACACATAGGTGCCATATCCCGTGGTATTGATTGGCGTTCCTGTGTTGTAATCTTTGAGCGAAACCTGCGTGGTGTTTGTGGTATAGACGTTGTAAAAACCATCTTGCAATTCAACCATTCCACCATCGGCAACACCTGAAATGTAAATACCATCCCCGGCAACAAACTGGTGCGTACTCGAAAATGTGATTGTTCCCGGGTTTGCTTTGGTGATTGATGTGATGTTCAAACTTTCTCCGCGCGCTGCCGCAATCGTTACTCCGGTTGGGCGTGCAAGAGATGATGTAAATGTGATGTCTGTCAGAGTCCAGTTGGTTGCGCCAAGCCTGCGAAGTTCCTTTGGCCTATATGACGGATGCACAAGCGTCAGAACATCGCCGGACTGCACATAATGAATGTCAAAGAGATCGGCCTCCGCATACGAGTTGCTGATCTCATACGGAACCGCCCCGGACATCAGCGTGGCGCCGTTGGTATGAAATCGAATGTATCCGGCGCCCAACTCAATGACCATCGTTTGCGTTGTGCTGTAAGTGAACGGGATCAACCGCGTTCGCTTGGTTGAATCTTTGACCTCGCGAACAAACGCAAACCCGGGCCTGTTCTGCACTGGACCCTGTGGAACAACAAGCATGTTCCGCACTTTTGCCGCGCCAGTCTGAAACTTGACATCGTCAAGGCGTCCATACATTTCCGGCGACACTTCGCCGCCAGCGAATGACCTGTTGTATGTCCGGGTGTTTGGCATGATTAGCGTCCGCTAGTCCACGGAACGATGTGTTCGACTTTGATGCTTCGCTGATTGGCATCACTCTTGCGGGCTTCAGCCAGATATCCAGCCATCATCTGCGCACAACGCTTTGCTTCTGCCGCGCCCGCATCGCCCTTGATCAGCGGCCCAGCCAGCATTGATGCCAGATGCCATGCCAGCGTAATCACGAACAACGACGAGAATTCGGTGCTATCGCGCACAAGCGCCTGATAGCGCAAGATCGCGTTTTCCTGATTCGTGTACAGGACGTGCGTCCCGTCTGGGTTCGTTTCAATCGTGAACGGCTGCGGGACATACCTGCCCGCCGCGATCACAGGGGAGTAATTGTGCGCAAACATCGGCGTATCAGTTGGGATAAACCGCGTTGCGTAATCGTCATACGCCTCTTCTGGCAAGATCGAAATCGGATTAATGCAATCGACCGGAAGTCCATATGCATACTTCCACTGCGACCAATTGTTGGTCACTTCTGGAAGCAGGATGCGTCGCGTCGAAAAATTCCAATTGTGCATCTCAAGCAGCGTGTCGCGCGCAATCGGATAGAACCGCGCGCAATGCTGCGCTTGGGAAGATCCTTCCGGCGGATCAATGCTTGCCACCGTCGCCGTGTCTCCCAGATTCGCCAACGCCAGATTGCAGATATCCACGTCACTTGCCATGTCGATCTCCTAGCAAAAGAGGGGTGCCGTGGTCACCCAGCGGCACCCCTCTTTGTTGCTACCTCATCACATCACATCACGCAGATTCAGAGTCTCGTTCCACGATCTTGCGGGGCCTACCTCGCAAACGAGGCCGTTCCACAATCGCTTCTGGCGTGTCCTGATTTGAGGGCGCCGGATTCGACAGCATCTCAAGATGCTTGTTTTCCGGGCCATTGTATTCAAAGACATCGCCAGCATCGCGAAGAGCATTGTCAATAAACACTCTGACCTTGGCTCGGACTTGTGCCATATGCCACTCCTGAATCAGGTGATCGAGAAACCGCTGCCGTAGAACTTCGTGCTGTCGTAGATGTCCGTCACGACATCCGCGAAGATCGCACCCGCAGTCATCGGGCCAGTCGCCACCGTGTACCGCACAATCAGGTACCGATAGGTGGTGCCAAGGCTTCCAAGTCGCGGGTTGATGCGAGCCACAAAGTTCGCGCCAGCCGTCAGCGAAGCCTTGGCGATGGTGCCGAACGTGCCGATCACGACGGTGTTGGTGCCGGACAGATCGTCCGAAACCTCAATCGTCGGGGTCAGGGTTGCAGCGCCAGCAGCCGTAAAGGCCGTTCCGACGGTGAGCGAGACATACAGATCCTCGCCCTCGCCCAGATCACGCATCTGCGTGGTCGTGGTTCCGCCGTTCACGTTGGTCGGTGAACGAAGGTCGAAAGCGTAATCCGAAATCGCGGTCGTGGTGATGGCCTGCGCCACGGGTGGCGTGGCGTTGGTTCCAGACAGTCGAGCAAGTGCGTCATTGATCATTGGAGTTTGTCCTTTCTTTTTTCAACGACTTCAGGTCGTGAGAGACTCGGTGTTCAGGATGGCGTCCACGCGACGGAGCGGAACTCCAAGGAACGACAGCCACGAATACGGCATGCCGAACTGCGACAGACCCTCGTTGACCTTCAGCACATACTGGCTGCGGTCAAGAGCAGCAACCGACAGGCCGCTGTGGACGGTGCGGTTCATGTAGAACGCCGCACGACCCATCGACATGTTCGGAATGCGGTACAGAGCGCGAGCCATCAACTTGATGATGTTGGTCGATGCCGACCATGCCTGCGTACTCGTCTGGCCCAGCAGATCGCTCACATCAATGTTGGAAATGCGAACGACGTATCGCCAGTCCTTCACGACCAGACCGTTCTTCCATTGATAGCGGGTGGCATACGCCTGAAGACGGGTGCCATCGCTGTTGTACACGGTCTGCTCGCCAAGATCCTCATGGATCAGGCCAGCCTTGCTGCCCTTCGGGAACGGGCAATACACGGTCTGATCACCCCACACAACGAGGTAGATCGACGTGTTGTCGCTGCCAGTAGCGCCAGCGGGAATCACGTTCTGACCGTTGTTGGTGGTGCCAGTCACCGAATAGCGCGGAGCAAGACCAAGGAACTGCTTCGCATCGGTGGCCGGGTTGCCGTAGAACAGAGTGCTGGCCTGCGTCTGGTTCATCGCTTCAAGGAAGGCGGTGTCCTCGGACAGGCGGAACTGCGCGGTGTTGCCGTTCAGCATCGCCAGATCCTTGTCCACCTCGCTACGGGCTTCCAGAATGCCGCAAGCCTCATCGACCTGCGCGGTCGTGGACTTGCTGTTCGGGATGCCCTGATTCAGGGCGCGCCAGTACACCGCCGGGAGGCCCGTGCGGATCACCACACGATCGCCCGTGGGCAGGTTGCCCTCCTTGAAGACGCAGTCCTCAAGGATCTCGTTGCTCTGGGACAGCAGTTCCGCGATGACCGGGACGCGGCCATCGGGATCGGTGCGCTTGGCCCAATCGGCCAGCGTAAGGTTGGTGGTTGCAAGTGCCGTTGCCATGTTCAAATCCTTTCAATCAAGTGGGTTGAGTGGAGTACAGCGCCGCAGCAGCACTCGCGAAGTCGCGGACGGCTGGCTTGTTGCTAGCCGCGTTCCCGCCCTGCACGACATACTGATCCTCGCTGATTGCCTTCCCCGTCCTGTAGAAGAACCGGATCAGTTCCGGGTGATTCCCAAGCGGGGACTGGTGGAGCAAACTTCGCAGTTCCGGCGATCCAAAAGTGTCGAGAGCCTTCTTGGCAATGGCAAGGTTCTGCTG